GGCTATCGTGGGTTCAATAAAAAGATCTTTTGTCTGTGTTTTTACATATTTCTTTTTGATTTCGCCGTAACGCTGACCGCGCCGTGAATTGCATGGTTTGCATATTGGTGCAAGGTTATGCATTTCGTGTGTGCCGCCTCTGTCGTATTCGAGTAGGTGGTCGGCCTCGGTTGCTGGTTTGCCGCACATGTAACAGGGTGGGTTGTCGCGTAGTAGTTCGGCTCTGTTGTCTCTGTATTCTTTTGAGTTCCAGTGTCCGTGTTTCTTTGGTTGGTTTGTCATGTCGGGTTTCTCCTTTGGTTTGTGGTAATGGTAGGTCAAGTGCGTTAGGTCAAGGGATCTAGCGCCCAAGCAAGAAGGGCACTTGCTCGGTTGCTGTCGTTCTGACGTGTGAGAGTTGGGTGGTTTGTGTCCCCCACTATTTTGACGCATGTCTCGTCTGGGAAGCCTGTCTAGTTTTGTTCGGTGGAAAACCCATCGCAATGTACGTTTGAACGCTGATCCTCCACAATGCGTGAAGGTCTACCCTCGTTCCCGAGTGTTCCCATAGTGAGCCTCAGATACTCACAAGGGCTGGTGCTCATCTCTGTATGAGCTGCTGGATTCGGTTGTTGGGGGGTGTCGGCTGGCAGGTTCTCACCTGTCCTGCCATTAAATGCCCAACAGTTAATCTTTAAGGGCAACCGACAGAACGCATATTAGACGCGGGCTAGGTGTCAGATGTTGGAGAGCCCTGGGAACGGGGAACTGTTTTAATGACGGACCATTCGCCGTTAATGAAATATTCGGCGTACATGATGTCTTTCCACGTTAGAAACATTCCGTTGATGGTTAGGTATTCCATGTCGCGGTCTTGGAATCGGACTGCGAATACCGGGTGGATTCGATATGCGTCAGAGTCTTTGATTACGACTTTGAGGGGGTGTAGGGGCTCGCGCCAGTCACTGTTGGTCATCGGGTTTCCTTGCTAGTCGGGTGGATATTTTGTCTAGGTCTTTGGGTCGCCATACATACACTTCTTCGCCACTGTCCTCGAGCGCGTGTATCCATTCCCACTGCGCATTTGAGACGATCCCTTTCTCTTTCTTTAATTCGACAAAGATCGTGCCACGGAATGGGTGTGTCATGACTAGATCGGGGAAGCCTTGGTCGCCTGTGGTTGGTGTGATCCATTTACCCGGGCGGATCTGTGCGGGCTGGGTGTGCATGACTTTCCAACCATGCAATTTCGCCAATGAAATCACGGCTTTTTGAAACTCTGATTCGGATATGTCATCCACCGTTCATCAGCCGATCAATGATCTCGGAGGCTTCACGCTTAGTAGTAGGTGCTTGACCCTGATAATCCTTCGCTCGAAGCATCGCCAGTTGTTTCGGGGTTGGTGGTTCACTACTAGATCCGAGGGACGCGGTGCGCGGTTGCGCAGCTGCTGGAGCGTCCACGGCCTGTTCGCCTTGACGGTACACCTTGACGATCTCCTCCAGTGAGGCACGCTTCTTAGAGCCTTGGAATTGATAGTTCGCTAGGGCGCGTCCGATGACAGAGGTCTCACAATTTTCGAGTGCCGATGTTTTGTTGACCATGGATGATCCGCGGATCTCCTCAGCGAAGCCTGTGGTCGTCGGTACGGTGTCACCTATGTCGGCGTACAGTTCGGCGCGCATGACGATTCGAGTTCCGTCATCCACGATGATTTCGGTGATGATGCGACCTCGTGGGCAGTCCTTCCAGAACAGTGGGAGTCGTTCGGCTACTTCGGCGTAGTCGGCGGGATTGAAACTCATGATTGTTGGTCCTTAATGTGTTGGCGTTGATCACTGTTCGCGGCCCAATAGGCTCGGATCGCTTTCCCTACTGCGACACATTTGGTTACTTCCTCTAAAGTCATACCGACGAAACCGCCTTCCTCAGCACATAGGAAACAGATTCCGCGTAAGTAGTTACGCATCCGAAAATCAAGGTCATTGAATTCTTTGTCACAGATTGCGCACTTCATTTGAAACCGCCCAGACGCATAGCGACGATCACATCTTGAGTTGACTTAGTCAGATTTGACAAGTAGATCCCGTTCTCTTCAGCGACATAAGCCAACTCAAACAACGCTTTCCTGAGCATCGTAATATCTTCTCTGAGGCGTTCAATCTGCCAAGTCGCAGACTTCATCGCGATCTCAGCCTTCGCGATCACCGCGGTCATCTCCGCCAGTTGGTCATTCATGTCGGGTCCTTTATCTGTCGGTACTTTCCGTCACTATACACAAGCGGTGTGGCATGACGATCGTTGTAATTCTTAGAACGGATCTTGCGCCGATCATTCTCAGTAGTCCCAGCCCAAATCCCACGCTCATCAGGATGCGACAACGCATACGCGAGGCACTCAACCTGTACCGGGCAAACTTGGCAGAACGGTTTAATCACATTCATGTTCCGCGACGACTCAACACCACTGGACGGGAAGAACAAGTCGAGTGGGAGGTCGTGACAAGCTGCGTCTTGTTGCCAGTCGGGACGATAGATGTTCAACACAAGGACCACGGTTTCCAACCGCATTTACCTACTGCTTCGCGCTCCGAATAGAGCAGATAAGCGTATTGGAGGTTCTTTGCTGGGTCGGACATTGCTTCCTCGAATGGCATTCCGAACACTTGCTCAACATAATCGTGGTGTGCGGTGTCGTTGATTTGTGCGGGACCCCAGTCATGCCCATTCCAGCGTGGGTCACCTTTGATGATGTTTTGGCATCTTGTTTCTTTGAACAGGATTTGACCCAACTTTTCAAGGATCGCGGGATCGTTGGGCCAGCCGACCGATATCGCTAGCGGGAACCACTCTTGACAATGGGTGTCTGCTGGGACAGGTGCGACGGTAATTGGCGGGATCGTGGTCGTCGTAGTTGTCGTGGTGCTTGTGGAAGTCGTCGTCGTAGACAACTCTTGTATGCGCTCCTGCTGTTGCTGGGGTGTCAACATCCCGACCGTGACCGTGGAGGGCACAGGGACCGTTTTGGGGGTCTCTGACGAGCCCTGTACGCCTGTCAAAGCCCACAGTGCGCATATTCCATAAGTGGCAATAGATAGAAGAAGGAATCGTTTTAGGTTCATTAGTAGTCCTCTGTTAAGTCCGCAACGGATTTGCGGGTACTGAAAAAGCCGTCAAGCATCGGGTTGTTTTGCATGATCTCGCGGGCCATGAAAGCCCGATAGTTGTTATTGAACTTGAACTCACTAGACGGATCGTTGGTGAGCGCATAGTCATATCGAAGCACTTCCACTAGGGCCGCGATGCCGTAATGCCAATGCCCACGGTTCCGCAAGTCAACACACATTCGAGTCAACTTAGGCAGAACCCACGGGTTTGCTTCCTTGAACGCTTCATACTTGAGCAGTTCAGCCGGGACAATTAATTCGTCAAACAGTGACGGTTGCATATTTCCTCCTGAGTCGGGTTTCCGAGGTCGGGAGTAGGTTTACCGACTTACAGGTCGGATGTCAAGTCTCTAAGCGACAAGGTTGGGGAAAACCTTAATCAAGTCTAGGACTCCTTGGGTCCAAGTGTCGCCCGTGACATATTGCAAATGCCACGGTTCAAAGTTCGGGTTCTTAGGATCGGAGACCTGCCAAGTGAACCCATATTTCAGGGCTTCACAAGTAGCGAAACCGTCACCTAAAAGCCATGCGAGCAACGGTGAACCAGTGGTGCAATTGGCCGCGTCAATCGCGAGTCCCCAGCCATGGTCGCTGTTGCCGGGTGTCGCACACGGACTCATACCGGGCTTCAAATAATATTTCTTGCCCTGCCAAATCCGAACCACTTGAGGCTTGCGACCCATGTCGGTAGTCGAATACCTTGCGTTAAACAACGCGAGCTGCTGAGCGTAAGTACGGTACGCGCCCGACTGATTGAGCGTTAACCCATTGAAGTAGGCGGCGAGTTGTAAACAGTTCCACGCGGTCGCAGCGTGCTTCTCCATCTTGCCTTGGGGCTTCTGAATAGTCCGCAGAACTGCAGCTGCAACATAACCGTTCTTCTGACCTGTGAGGTCAGTCGGCATGATGATCGGAAGAACGGGATAGGTGGTCATCAGGTTACGGGTTCAACGACCACAAGGTTATGAGTGCCAGTAGCGACGATCGCCCACAGTTCTTCTTGATTAGGGATTACCATTTCCTGTGTTGCAGCGTTAGTCAACTTGAGGCCAGTCGAAGCAGTGACATCAGGACCGCCAACAAAAGTGTCGTTCCCTAATGGTCGCAGATAAATCGTTGCTTGCTCGGTGTTGGCGGCGCGAACTTTGACTGCAGTGGTTGAGATCGCATAAACAGTCTGTTTCATTTTGGGTCCTTCTTGCGGATGATTGGTTCCACTGGTTTGTTAGTGAGTGCTGCCATACCGTTACCGACCGAATACCCAATAATCATTGTAATAATCGGGACTCCCTCGGAAGTTTCAAGTTTGCCGATTGAAAGCAGAACAGTGATACACACCAATCCGACTAATGCGATAAGGGCCTTGCTCGGATTAAATGTCATGGCAGTGGCGGATCTGGTAAGTCGGCTTCATTAGACGGTACCCAAGTCTTAGGAAAGTCACGCAGCTGTTGTCGCCATGTCGCCCATTCAGCAGACTTTTGGGTTGTCAACGGATTGTTAGGTATTTGTGTCCAATCGGATTCATACAACATTTGGACAATTACTTGGTCCAAAGCGTTCTCTAAAGTTTGGAACTCAAGATCTGGGTTAATCGGAATAATCATGCTGTACCCATATCTTCTACTGTCAAGATTGCTAGTCGAGTTGATGATCGTGTCGCTGTACCAGTACCAGCCGAATACTGCAGGGTCGCCACGACAGTCTGTGAGCCTGCACTATATGAACCGACCGCCTGACACATACTGTTGAAAGGAAGAACGATGGAAGTGATGCCGACAGTGTTTGAGTTGAGCACTGTTCCAGTCACTGTTCCTGACCTTAACCTGACTGTGCAAGTCGTCGCAGTGGAGCCACCTAATTGGGGTTCTGTGTAAATGATTCGGTAGTAACGGTTGGCGACTGCGGTCCAAGTGATGGTGAGTTCTACAACTTCAGCAGTTACGGCAAGGTCGGAAGTTGCACTGGTTACTGGGGCGACCATTAAGCCGCGGGGGAAATTGTTGCATTCCGTAGCGGTCAGGACTTGCCCTGCAGTGAAGTCGTCGTTAGGCGTTACGGCCATAATCAGGCTGCTTTGTAGTAGGCGTTGATATGGATGATGTCGCCTGTGGTCCAAGTGAACGGGATCGTGGAAGTGATACCCGTATATGTCCCGTAAGTCGAAGCACAGTTCAAGACTTGGACTCGAAGGTAACCCGACAGTGTTTGTCCGACGGTGTTCCCTGTGTTGTATGCCGGGCCAGCTGACGCGTCAGAGAAAACGGCTTCGCCCAATGGCACATTGAAAAGGATTTGGCTCGCGTTGATCGCAATAGGTACTTGGATACCGAGCGCGCCAGTGACCGCTGAAGTACTACCTAAGGTGATGGTGCCGAAATAGTGGACATAGTTGTTGACTCGGCAGTACTGGAAATCAAGTGTGGCGTTGCCGACAGTGAAACCCGAGAACAGTGGTGTGAATGCCGTATAGGTTCCGAGGACTGTGTTTCCGATCGCGACTTTTGCTTCCAATGCTTCGACTGCATCGTTGATGTCACTGTGCTGTTGAGCATGCGAAGGTGAAGTCAACAAGCTTGTGCTTGTCGGATTCGTGAAGTTGTCTAAAGTTGTGGGGTATGTGATAGCCATGGTGTTACCAACCTAGTCTTGAAGCGGTGTCGTCTGCGTTTGAATCATTGTAAATCCATCCAGTTTCATCGTAGTTGATTTCAGGTTGGTTGTAGGTGAGAGACCCACCACCCAAAAGTCCATTGGTGGAACTGTTCAAAATGAAAAACTGGTAGACGGTCAACGGACTGAAAAAGACTTGGAACAGGGTTTCCGCAGGGGTTGCCGTTATCTGCACACCTTCAATGACAACCGCTTCCGTCTGTGGAGAAATGGCTGTGCCAGTCTTTTTTTGTATCTGATAAGTGATACTTGTCGTTCTTAAATATCCGTAAAGCCCCGAAATACTTCCGACGAACTGCCCTAGTTTTGTGGCGTCCTGCGAAACATCAGAGAACCCAACCACATACCTCAAGTCAGTCGGATCGGACTGGGTGCTAGCCAACCACGAAGCCAGGTTGAATCCTTGAGTAGTTGAATAGTCAACAGTGGACAGTGAGTAACCGTTCTGCCCATAAGTCGTTAGCGAGGTCGTATCTTGTGCCGTCTGGGTAGCCATACCCGCAGGACTGACCTGAACAAAGTTCATCATATTCAAACCGTTTTGGATACGATCAAAAGTCTGATACGCGATACAGGTTGCAGGGTTCTCATAAGAGAACGAATACGCGGTAGTCCAGTTATCAACCGACGATCTAGCCATTGGTTGCAACACCGACCCGTTATAGAACATCAGGCCTTTCTCGGTCGTCAGGTTCAATTGGACTCGAGTCGCAACGCTTCCCGTATAGGTTGCGCCGCTCACAGTGCTGTCGCCGTTACCAGCAAACGGGACCACAGTCATAGAACTAGGTAACGGGCCACCAGCTGCAGACTCAAAATAGTCAAGTTGCTTCCCTGAATAATCTAGAGGCAATGTGAGACTGTTCGCCTGAATACGGCCTGCACGACCCAACCAGTCTGAACATTGAATCGTCGCAGTGGATAAACCTGTGTTGCCGGGTGAGTCATGAAAGTCCACGCCTTGCACCCAAAAGGTCTGATTGAATAAACCCGTTTTGAGACTGACTTGATCGTTGAGAGTGAATCCGCTGGTTTGGTTGGAATCGTTAATGATGTCAATGGACAAGATTTGTCCGTCGTAGTTGTCTAAATAGTTTCGGCGACCGACCATCACATTGAAACCTAAAACGATGTCAGTGAAAGTTGTGGCGGTCGTTTCGTTCTTTAACGCCCAAACAAGTTTCGTCATTACATTGCTCGAGTGTTAACGGGGACAGGCCCGACCTGACGAACATACTGCTGGAGGGCTCTGACGATGCTATTGGGGTCGCCACCGTTCACATTAACCGTGATGTTCGTACCGCCACCTAAAGCATTGTTGGGAGTGATACCACCCGATGTACCCGGTGTAAACAGTTCGGGACCGCGCTCACCAACAAGATACGACTTGCCACCCATAACAGGACCACCCATAGCCCTCTTGGGAATACTCTGATTCTCTACCCTGCGATATATCGAAGCATCGTTGCCACCCGACCCGATCGGGTTACCTAAGAACTTCACGGTTCCCGCGGCCCAAGCGAGTTGAGCAAGGTCGCCGCTATCAATCGCAATAGATATTTTGGTTGACAACGCGGGCGGGAACTTTTCAACCATTTTCGCAAAGTCTTCTGCGACGATGAGCTGCGCTTCGTGGAACTCATCCATTTCTTTTTTGCCACCACCGAAAGCCGCGATCGCTTTCTCTTTCAAGGTGTCAAGATCGGTGTCTAATTTGTCGAATGAGACTTGGCGTTCAAATTGTCCGATCAGATTCGACCATGCCGCTTTCGCGTTATCGGTTGCGGTCTTAGCATCAATCAACTTTTGAGCCATCACTTTAAGTTGAGGGTTCAAATAGTCGCGAAGTAATTCCGCCATCATTTTTGAATCTTCGCGGGCGAGACGCATATCCTCAGCGAAAACTGGAACAACTTCTTTCTTGCTGGAGAACATTGACCACAAGTCACTGAAACCTGTCCCGATATCCTGAAACACTTCTTTTGTTGTGTCCTTGATACCTTCCCACGCGCTACTAAAATAGGTTTTGTGCCACTGCTTCTGTAACCAGCCGTACATATCACCGAGACCAGTCACGGCCTTATCAATCAATTCAACGATGTCAGTGATGATCGGAACAAGAAACTCACCGAACGCAATAGCAATCTTCTTTCCTGCGTCCGCAAGATCTTCCATTGCAGCTTTGAACTTGCGAGCCTTCTCAAGTTCGGCAGGACTGATTGTCTGCTGACTCGACACAGACTTCAACGATGCTTTAAGTGTTCCCGATCCCTGCTCAATAAGTTGAGCCATATCTTTCCAGCCGCGACCAAGAAGTTTCACACCTTCCTTAGCGCGCTGTGCCGGGTCCTTAATATCCTTAAGGTGCTGGATCGTATTTAGGAAGGTTGCGTTTACATCAAGCGCACCATCATCCATGTATACAAGATCAACACCAAGATCCTTGAAAAGTGTCGGGTTCTTACCGACTTCAATGTTCATTTTGCCGATTGCGGTCTGCAACGAATCAACACCGATACCGATGTCGCCAGCGACTTCCATCCAACGCGAAGCATCCTCAACTTGCAAACCTGTGGCCTCAGCAAACTTGCCTGCTTCTAACGCGACATCTTGAAAGGCTTTTATCCCTTGAGCTGCAAACGATACGAAAGCAGCTCCGCCACCAATAGCGAACCCTCCAGCGTTAGCGGCAACCGAATCCAAAATAGATTTAGAACCAGCCTTAAACTTCCCGAGCCCGCCTTCAGCATCCCCAACGGCCGTCTTGAAATTACCGAAAGCGATCTTCGCGTTCTTAATTCCTTGATCTTGGAAATCAGAGATGATCGGAATACGAATAGCCATTAGAGGATCAACCTTTTCTCGAGTGCGCTAATACGGGCCATAACGTCATCGCAGGACGACTGCAACTCTGCTTCAATTTTGCCTGCATTGTTCTCATAGGCGCGCCACATCACACGCGGCTTAGTAGCCCAACCATTAAGAGCTGCACCCAACGCGTTACTCGTTTTCGTTCCCGCGTAATCAATCACACTGGCCGCGCCGTCCTTGTTGACTATGGTCAACACTGCATCCTTCTTTTTAGAAAGTGAGGTTTCAATCTTGACACCTTTGACTGCTTGTTGTTGCGAGTAAGGGAACAACGGACGACCACCCGGCTTCCAAGTACGCGACAGACCAGACGGAAAACCACCGTTCTTCCTAGTCGAATCCTCCGCAGGATAGAGACCCTTAGCCTCATCCACAGCAACCCTAAGAATCTTCTTAGCGTCCTTAAAGAACTGCTTCTTCACCTCAGGCTGAATCTTCTGCAACGCCTTGAGAGTGGACTCGAGTCCCTGAACCTGCATAGTCATCGCGTCACCTCTCCTTCATGCTCTCAGCGACTGTCAGGAGGTCGTCAACATCAAACTCTACATCATGAGGGAAGTAGCCCGTCAGGACCAGCAGCTGCGCTAGTGAGTGTCGGAATGATCCGCTGGGATAACTTTTCCCGAATCACTATTCACGATCTCAATGTCCACAAGTTTGTTCACGAAAGAATCAAACTCCACGGGGATCGCTTGACCGTGCTCCGTCTGAATCTTCGCCGAATGCCACGCCATAAACGCCATATCTTCCATGCCGAAGTTGTCAGCGAGGTCGCCAGTTTTCATTTTGAACTTGCGTTCCCACGCGACCAATGTTGCAAGCGTGGTCGTGATCGTGGCGGGTCCGTAACCGATATCGAATCGGATGGTCAGTTTCATGTCGGGTCCTTTGTTTAGGTTTGTTTAGACTTCAGTCCAAGCGAAAGTTCCACCCATGAAACTCACGGTGCACTTCGTTAATTCGCCGAGCGAGTACGCGACTGGCAGTTCGGCGAGATAAGAGTTTGCGAGAGTCCCGAGCGGGTTCGTTGCCGATGTTGCAGCGGACGATCCTTGAATGGTGATTGAAGCAATGTTCGTGCCAAGCAAAGATTTGAGAGTCGCGTAAGTCTCCGTGGCCGCAGTGCTCCAGTACAATTCAACGGTCAAAGTGTTGTCCTGCAAACCTGCAGTGTACGAAATAGCGGTAGAGCCGAAAGCGTTAGCCTGCAATGCAGTGGTCTTTTGCGACAAGGATGCGCTTGTGCACTGGTCGGACAAATCAACCGCGCCGATTTTGAATACTGGGTTTGAGAGAACTGTTGAAGTTGCCATGACGGATCAATCCTTTTTCTTGTTTGTCGCGTCGGGCTTCACGGATAATTTAGCACTCTTACTCGGATGAATGTCGGAACGCTGAATAAAGCCGCCAGCGAGCAACCATTCAATGTCATCGGATGGTTGAGCCATGAACGGTTTCCCGATCTCGCCCACTCGACTACTTGAAATGATGTAACGATCCATGACTATCCGTTCTGTGCTTGTAATGGAATGATGACTTCATAACCAGCGAATTCTTGCCCGCCGAGCGTGACCACTTTCGGGGAAGCCGACATGACCGCAATGTTTTTTGTGACAAGAGCTGCAGTCAAGTTGAGCAACTGTCGCAACGCGTCAAGATTGCCGGGGCCCGTAGAAATCAGGGTGACGGGGAATGTCATTTTGACGATGTTGTAGTTGAACGACTCGATGGATGGAGCATCCACAAAAGCGCAAGGTGGAGCGATATTGCGAGGATCGTCAACCACGCGCAGACCCGTGATGCCTTGCAGAATAGTGACCAGATCATCAAAAGCATCGTTAAGAAAATCGGTGTACTGCGACTGGTTGTAGCGGGTCGCCGCTTGGTTGTATTGGATCGTGTCGTCATAAATGATCGGGGCGTTCGCTACGGGCATTTAAGCCACCTGCGGTCTGTTGATACCTAACAGTTGTTTGACGAGCCCTGAGAGCCCTACAACGGGGGCTGAGCCCATGTCCGTGAAGGACGCGAACTGGTCAATACTTCCTTTTTGGCGGAACAGAGCCGACGCATACATGATCGTACCGAGGGTGACATCACCCGACGGCGAAGTCGTGAGCGAATCAATGTAACCCGACTCCTGACGGCGACGGAAACAGAACGCGTTAGCAGCTGACGCACACTGGATCAAGAAAGTCTGGTCATTAGAACCGAGCAACGGGACCGTCAAATATGCTTCGATATCCGCAGCGGTAATCCAAGTGCAAGTCTGTGTGAAACTGACAGTGCCCGTGATCGCCTGCAGATCCATTGAAGTCTGCGACTCTGCCCACATGATCGCGTTAGCGAGCGGATAGGAAGTGTCGTATTCAATAAGCCCTTCAGTGTCTACATTGATCGGTAGATACTGGGGCATCCCATAAACGGTTTTGACACCGTTGTATGTATCCGACCATCCTGCGACAGTGATCGTTGCACCGACCACGATCTCGTTCGGTGTCAGCGTGGTGACGGTGACATAACCCGGAACGATGACCGCAGTCTGCAGTGTGTATGTTGCCGTCAAGACGGCCTCCGATCAGGCTTGTGTGATCTTGCGGATCATTGAGCTGACGGCAGCGAAGGTGCTGACATAAGCGTGAACCGAGAACAAACGGCTGAGGGTTGAAGGATGTTCTACGGACATGATTCCGCGGATGCGTTCGTAATACTCGAATGCCTTGGAAGCGGTGGTGATGATCATGGTCTTGGCAGCGAAGTTGCTGTCAACGACGATCTCAAGTCCGAGCGGGTTCGCGCCGACCCAAGTGGTTGCGTTTCCGCCACCCAATGCGTTCTGTCCAGCGAGACCAGGTCCGCCGACATACGGGAACAACGGACGGTTGCTCGAGTCAACAACTTGACCCAACTGGCCCCACACATCAGGCGACACGAAGATCGTGTCAGGGAAGAAGTTGGTTCCGTTGCTGACATCAACTGCTGCGTCGTAGATGGACTTCATCAAGTCAACTGCAGTGAGGTCCCATACACCCGATGTGGTTGCAGCTGCGAGCAGTGCGTCGGCTGCGATGTCGTCGGTCTTGTACATCAATTCGCCCATGAGGTCTGCCATGATCAACTGCATTGCTGCGGGTGATGTGAAGTCAATGTCCTGCATTGACAAACTGACCTGACCCGCAACAGTGGTCTTGCTGATGGTATTCGAGGCAATAACCATCGTGGTTGCAGACACTGCATCAAACTCGTTGGTTTGTGCAGCTGCAGTCGTGTGAGTCGTGATGGTCGGACGGATGAAAGTCTTTTGTGCGCCACCGTCGGGATAAGCGCGAGCACCTAAGCGGTTGACGACTGGGCGAACGAAGTTGATGTTCTGAACGAGCGGTCCGAGGACTGGGACGGGGAGTAGACCGGGTGTGTTGGTCGTGGTGACATCGCCTGCAGCGGCCTCGTAGGTTGACTGGTTCTCAATCTTCCAATCGGTGACCGACTGGTTGACCTTAGCGAAAGTTTCTCCGCCCTGATGGAAAGCGGCCATCCATTCGCCAGCCGAAGGAAGGCGCGGTGCGCGCTTCGGTTGAGCGAAAATCATTGGGGCTGACGGTGCGGCTTCAGGTGCTGCGGCTTCGATGTGTTCTGACACGATGGTCTCCTCGACTTGTGGAATTGTTGCTGAGATTTCGTCGGGAGTTGTGTCCGCTGAGGCGAATACATTTTCTATGGTAGCACCGCTGAATGCCGGTATGGGGACAAGGCTGAGTTCCCGCCATACAGCTGACGTGATCACCATTGTTCCATCGTCTTGACGGGTAGAAGTAAGAACATCCACACCAACCGAAACATTATCCAACACACCTTCTTTAGCAAGTTGCAATGCCTCGTTGCCCGCTGGAGTGTCCGCAATCTTCGCGGTAAACAACATTCCTTCGGGGGTTTCGGTGCGTGAAGTGACAAGGCCGACAGGCTGACTTGAGTCGTGATACATGAACAGTTTCGGGGCTTTTCCGTCAAGGGGAAGTGAACCAGGAGCGAACTGGACTTGTGTTCCGTCGCTCACTGTTGCGCTGACATTGTATGGCGCGGCGATCCCTGAGATGGTGCGCGTCGGTGCTTCACCAGCTGCTGCTTCAACATCAACTGCGAAACCTGCGGACAAAGTTAATTTCATGAGTCTGACTCCTGAGTTGTGGGTGTTGTGCCGGGTGTTTCGGTGGGCATTTCTTCGGACATCATTGACTCGAGATAGGAGTCAATATCAAACTTGACATAGGTTCCGCGGGGCAGAACATTGTTCATGCTCAAAGTCTGCGACACGCAGTCTAAGTATTGGCGTGCTCCGAATAGGTAGAGGTCCTCGCGAGCACCCGCCGATGTCGTGTATTGGTATGAGCCGATGTCAAATCCAGCGAGATAGAACGGGATGTTTCCGACTCGACACATTTCTTTTCCGCTGAAGTCCGCGGAGTCAATCATCAACATATTGTCGGGAAATGCTTTTGTTTCCTCATATTTCAGGAACTCGTTAAGAGCTGCAGTCTGATTATTGAGACGCGCATTATTGAACGATGTCGCAAGGTCCGCTAACTCTTGAGCCGACAACGGTTCTCCGCCAGTCTGCGACAAAATGCCAGACGGAAGTGACGATTGGGCGTTACGGTAGCGAGATTGCTCAACGCGTAGCGCGGTTTCAATCGCGGTCTGCGACTGATAAACGATTCCCTGTACCGGGCTAATGAACTGAACAAGATCGTTCGGGTCAATCATTCCGCCTTGGAAATACACTTCTTTAGAAGGTGCATACCACACTGGGCCCGCTTGATCTTGCGTATTGACAGAGCCTGCAGGGAGTCGAGTAAATGTCGCGGGGAAACCGTCCGCGGTCCGCGAAGTGATATACCAGAAAGCGCGCCCGTAATAGAACAGATCATCCAATGTCCAAGCCATGAGAGTGGCGTAAGGGATTGTCGGGTCGGGTTGGCGGAGCCATGAACGCGGAGCGATCGGCACGCACTCCATCTCTTTATCGGTGTCATTCCACACTTCGTTATACATCTCCAGCATCGTGGAAGAAATAACGGACGCGAGAAGGTCACGCGCTCGACTCAAAGTGGGAATGGAATTGGCACGATTGCGAAGGTCGCCTTCATAGTAGGCGTAGTACTGACCAATAAAGTTAGAGCCCTGATTCTGCTGATAAGTACCATACGATCCCGCAGCTGCAGCCTTATGAGCATCAGTAAACGGCGACACTGCCGCTTTCGTAACCTCTTTACGCGTAAACAATCCCATTAGCAATCCGATCGGTGAGTGTGCCGATGGGACCCCGACGATCCCACCGACACGCCACCACAATACTTCAACCCACTACCATGATGGGTTTAGCGCGGTTCTGATACTTACTAGACAACGCGATACCCCACACTGCACACTTCGCCAACTCAATCGGACCAGGACTTGATTTGTGCGACAACGTGACACCCATACCAGTTTTTATAAGCACCGCACGGTTCATATGTTCCGACAATGTGAGTTGTCCCAAATGCTTGACGCGGCCCTCCAAAATCATTTTCTGCGCGAGACCCGTGAACTTGATTAACTCCGCCTGACCGACCACCGTCATACGGCGACGCAAACCCAACGGTGCGTGAATCTCCAATGTCGGAGTGATAGCCAGGGCAACAAGTTTGTCGGCCATGACTCGATCAACCTGCTCCCACATAGATGCCTCGTTGTCAACAATGAACTCCACAAACGTCGTAACTACACCGTCCAACATTGACGATCTTACGCCCACATAACGATTCGTGTCCATGCTCATTTCAACGGCCAACACTCCGCCGACCGGCATAGGGCCATCAACTTTGCAGGACGCCCAGACGCCTTCCTCCAACCAACTGCCTCGACTACTCACCCACATATTCAAGTGAGCACGCAGAAACGAATCCTTTTTTGACACGGCCTGGAGCGCCTCAATCGTGATCGTTTTGCCCAAAGCAGGATTTGCGTAAACCCAATTCTCAGGGTTCCGCCAATCCCGATCCCCAATACTCCACTCAGCAAAATACAAGCGTGAACGCTCCCCTTTCTCAATCTCATTAATCGCCGTTTCTCTCATGTGAATCATCGCCACACTTGACTCATCACCAGCTGTGCTCCAGCAACTAAGCAAAGGATTTTTACGCGCAATTTGCGAAGGCCGCAAAGCCTCAGACAAACACTTTTCCGAAACGTTAAAAAGTTCGTCCACAACAATTAAGTCATACGAGCCACCATGCAAATTAGGTGAAGCTGCACGAACCTCCCACATAGAACCGTCTGGCATAGTCACCGACTTCCGACCAAACGTCCGCATCGCCTTACCACCAAACGACTCAACAAGGATCGGAGCCAACAAATTAAAAATGCTTTCGGCACGATCAAGACGGTTAGCCACCGACAACACATTCTGAGCAGTCCCACGAAGCCTGGCAAAGTCCGTCAACCACCAACCAATCAACGGACACAAACCGCCCTGGCTCTTACCATTTTGTCGAGCAGTACTGCATAAAGATTCACGAAACAAAAGGTCGCCA